CAAAAAGAAATAAGAATAATAGAACCTAAAAAAGTTGAACTTGATAGGTCTAATTCTCAGGTAATGGTTATTAGTGAACCCTATGATATATTATCAAAAAGCTATTATTATCTTGATGAAGAATCTTATTATAGTTTATACGAAGGAACTGATCCTCATCCAGGAGAAATAGTACAATTAAAAGATGGAAGTGAAATCGTATATGATTCAATTAGATCTCCTTTAATCACAATATGGAAACACGAAGAAAACCTTAATGAAAGTAAACGAAACATAAAGATATTAAAACAAGAATATTATCCTTATGTAGTAGAACAATTTATTAATATTATATCAAAAACATATGGCTGAAATCAATCTAGAATCGGCACTTGAATTCACAGAAGGGTTAATAGGCCCTACTGATTTTTTATTAAAAGATTGTAAGATCATTAATGCTACAGGAACACCAACAGAATTTAGATTTGTTAATTGTGAATTAAACTATTACGAAGATATTTTTGGCAATGCCTGTTCTGGTAATATCATCATATCAGATTCTTCTAATTATCAAAATGATGGTTCATTTTGTGGGGATGAGTTTTTAAAATTGCAATTATATAAACCTGGTAATGATACTGGAAGTATACCCTTAAAAAAATATTGTAGAATTTATAAAATGAATAATAGGAATCTTACAAAAGATTCTAATGAAAATTATCTCTTGAATTTTTCAACCGAAGAAATATTTGTATCTGAACAGAGAAGAGTTAGTAAGGCTTATAATACTACTATTTCCAATATTGTTATTGATATAGCAAAGAATTATCTTGGAATAACTGACGAAGATTTAGGTTTAACTAGAAATAGCGATGGTACATCTTTTTATGCTAATGTAATAGAAACATTAGGAAATTATCATATCATTGTTCCTAATCTTAAACCTATGGAAGCTATCAATTGGTTAGCTACATTAGCAATATGTAAAGACACCAGGATAAAAGGGGCTTCTTATCTATTCTTTCAAAACAAAAACGGATGGAATTTTAAACCATTAGTTGCTATATATGGAGATTATGAACGCTATGGTCAATATTATGACAAATATTGGTATGGTGTAAAAAATGATGGAGAAACTGAAATATTTGATCCTACAGGATGGGATGTTAAGAATATATTATCTTATCAAATAATGGACAACTACGATACGTTTGAATCTACACAAGATGGAATGTTTGCCAATAGGTTATTATGGAATGATAATTTCAAACGATTACATGAAGAAACAAAATTTGATTATGTTGAATACTTTAAATCATTAAAAGAACTATCATTATATAAAAATTGGCAGCCTTATGGTTTAATGAGTGATGCTGAAAATAGATTCAAGGAAAAACATAATGAAGTTCATGATACAGTATTAAAAATGGGATTTAAAACTCAAAATAATAGAGTTGATGTTACTATCCCGCATAGATTCGCTCAGTTAAGAATTATATCTGGAAATAGATTAAAAATAGCTGTACCTGGAGACACTAATCTAACAATAGGATTAATTATTTATATTGAACTTAAATGTCCTGCTCCTGTACAACAAAGTAATACAGAACCTTCGAAGAAAACTGATAAGTTTTATAGTGGAAGATATTTGATTACAGCTTTACATCATAGAATAGATCAGGAACAAAATTTTGAAACCATTTTAGAACTTTGCAAAGACAGTTTTACTTCTTCTGTTTCTACAATGGACGAACCTGGATTAAAACCATTCAACAATGGCAGCCAAGAACTAATAGAAGCTAGACGCAAAGGAACTTTTTAATTATGCTTAATAACACTAATGTACCTGGATTAGATGGATTTGTTTGGTGGACAGGAATTGTAGAAGGCCGCCAAGATCCTGAAAAATTATCTCGTGTTCAAGTAAGAATGTATGTGTGGCATACCGACGATAAATCATTAATACCAACGGATAAATTGTTATGGGCACATCCAGTTTTTCCTACTAATAATACTAATGAAACATATTGTCCAAAAGAAGGAGATGCTGTTTTTGGATTTTATATCGATGGAAAAGATGCTCAACAACCTTATATATTTGGAAGATTTCCAGATAAACCAGCAAAATCATATTCTGCTCAAAAAGGATTTTCTGACCCTGGAACTGATATGACTAGCAGACCTGTTGAAGTTTCATCTAGATCAATGATCGATGGTGAAGGATTAACTTATGGAGATGCAAGCCCAAAACGATATCCTGATCCTTTAGATGAACAAACCACTTCAAGATTTGCACGAAATCAAAACATAGATAAGACCCCTTTACCTTTCGTAAAACAGAATGTTATCAAGGATATTGATATAGCTTATGGCGGAACATGGAGTGAGGTTGATCCTGATTATGGTACAGTGTATCCTTTTAATGATTCTAAACAATCTGAATCAGGACATTATTTTGATATAGATGATACCAGGAAAAAAGAAAGAATTAATATAATGCACAGAACAGGTACTATGTGTGAATTTAGACATACTGGTTCTGTACACAGGAAAGATTTAAAACATGCATATCAAATAGTACATGGTTCTAAATTATCTAATATAAGAGGCAATTTATGGACAACCGTAGAAAGATATACTCGATTTAGATCAAAAGGACATGTATTCGTCGAAGTTAATGCAGATGTTGATATGAAAGTTGCAAAAAATATGCATTTAGTCATCGGAGATGGTGCTACTACAGGAACATTAACAATAGATGTTAATGACGTACAAATAAACGCAAAAAGTGCTGTATATTTAAATACTCCTTTAGTTGAAGTTTCTGGAGTATTAAGAGCTTGTTCTGTGGAATCTTTCTTTATTGGACCTTTGTTTGGGACCGCAGCTGCTGCTATTGTAGCAGGATCAGAAGGTACGGTTGCTCCACTTCCCCCAACTCCTTCTTGTGGAGCAGAAGTAAATTATTCTGGACCTGAAGTTATTGATAATCCAGAAGCTCCTATTGACGAAATTAACTATGGTAAAAAACAAGAAGAAAAATCCTTAAAAGATAAACTACAGGATTTATTTGCTGCTATTACAGCATCAGGGACAGGTGGTCGAGGAGCAAAATGGTGTTATATAAATTCTTCTGGTTCTGAAATTTGCTTTGATACTCATCATGCAACAGGAGATGGAGATATCTTTACTTATATATGGTGTTCAGGTGGACGATCAGCAACAAGTACAGATTATCCTGGACAAACTTTTACTAGACCAGTAGGATATACGTGTCCATTATAAATTTTAATAAATAGTAATATGGATCAAAATTACATAAAACAAAAGACTAATATACAATTCTCTGATTTGGATTTGTCTTTTATAATACATCCTGTTAAAAAAGATGTTGTTTTAAAAACTAATAGCGAAGCTATAAAACAGTCTCTTCGTTGTTTGATACTAACTAATCATTACGAAAGATTGTTTCATCCCGAAATAGGATGTAATCTAAGTAAATTATTATTTGAACCTATGATGCCTATCATAGAAAACTATATTGAAACAGAGATTTATACTATTATAACAAATTTCGAACCAAGAGTAAAATTGGTTAGTATAGAAGTTGAAAGTTTATATGAATATAATGCGTATAATATAACAATTACTTATTACGAACAAAATTCTACAACTCCTGTAACATTAAATGTGTTACTAGAAAGAATAAGGTAAATTTAAATGGCAGCAAACGGAGCTATATCACTTACTGGGGTAGATTTTGATGAGATTAAATATAACCTAAAACAATATTTAAAATCTCAAGATGTACTCAAAGATGCTAATTATGAAGGTAGCGCATTATCAATATTATTAGATGTTTTAGCTTATAATACCCATTATAATGCTCATTATCTAAATTATGTTGCTAATGAAATGTTCTTAGATACTGCTACTAAAAGAAATAGTGTAGTATCTCATGCAAAGCATCTTGGATATCTTCCTTATTCTTATTCAGCTCCTACCGCCACTATAAAATTAGATTTCTATGGCGTAACCGCTGAACAAATTATTCTTCCTAAATATACAAAATTTTTAACTGAAACTATTGATAATGTTAATTATGCCTACGTTACTCTTGATGAATATATCATAAAAACAAATACCACTACTAATATTGCTACTCTTGACAGTGTAGTCATAAAACAAGGAGAACCTTTATCGTATTCATTTGCTTATTCAGAAGTTAATAATAAAAGTGCAAAATTTAAAATACCAGATGCAAATATAGATTTATCTACGCTAACAGTATTTGTACAAAATTCTTCTACCGATATAAGAATAGAAGTTTTTAATTATCCACAGGATAAATTAAATATCAATGGAGATTCTAAGATATATTTCCTGCAAGAAGGATTAGATGGATATTATGAAATATATTTTGGAGATGGTATATTAGGTAAAAGATTAACTGATGGTAATATAATACGAATATCTTATTTATCAGTTTCTCCTACGATTATACAAAATGTAAGTGATTTTAATCTAGTATCCACTTCTATAGGTGATTATTCTTATTTAGAAATAACTACCTTAACAGCTTCTAATAGCGGTAGATATAAAGAAAGTATTAATTCTATTAGAAATATTGCTCCTAAAGCATACCAAGCACAAGAAAGAGCAGTAACTACTAATGATTATATTGCGTTAATACAAAAAAATTCTGGAGAATTTCCAGTTGATTCTGTAAACGTATGGTCAGGAGAAGAAAATAATCCTCCTGTTTATGGTAGAATCTTTGTTGCCTTAAAACCAAAAGGGTCTTTTATTATTAGCGAAAACCAAAAAAACAGAATCATAGAAGATATTATTAAACCTATTAGTGTATTAACCGTCCAACCTGTTATTGTTGATGCGGATTATGTATATTTGAATGTCATTGGAAAAGTATTATACGATAAAAATAAAACTTTATTATCAAGCGAACAATTAAAAACTAAGATCATTGGAAATGTTAAAGATTATGGTACCGAAAACTTGAATACATTCAATTCAACATTAATTGTCCCTGATATTATTACCACTATAAACAATACAGATGATTCTATTATAACAAACGAACTTGATATTTACTTAGAAAAAAGAATCATCCCAACCTTAAGAACATCCTTGACTTATAGTTTTGATTTTGAAGTTCCTATTAAACGAGACATTTTTAGAAAATCAGTTAAGATCGAACCTTCTTTTCAGATGATTAGTCCTACTAATAGTTCTATTATACGACAAGAAGTATATATTGAAGAAGTTCCTACTTCTGCAACTTCTATACAATCCATAGAAATTATTAATCCTGGATATGGATATAAAACTGTTCCTACAGTGACTATTACAGGAGATGGAAGCGGAGCAGAAGCTCGCGCAATTATTGTAAATGAAAGAATCGAAAGTATAGAAATTGTTAATGCTGGAATAAATTATACACAAGCAATTGTTACTATTACAGGAGATGGTAAACTAGGACAAGCTAGAGTTATATTACAAAATCAATACGGTAATCTTCGTTCATATTATTTTATGGATGGAGTAAAAATTATTATGGATAGTAATATTGGTACAGTCGATTATCTTAATGGTATCGTCACATTAAATAACTTTAATATATATGAGGTAAATAATTTTATCAGCCAAATAAAAGTAATGGTAATTCCAGATACCAGTATTATTACTTCTAAATATGATAAGATTATAGTATTAGATCGTAATGATTCAAATTCAGTTAAAATAACCTTATCATCAAAATGATACCAGAAAATTATAAAACTGTATTAAATATATCAGATAAACAATTACCTAGATTTATTGCAGGCAATAAATCTTATGAGTCTTTTGTTGCTTTTGTAGAAAGTTATTATTCATGGTTAGCAGAAAATAATAACGTAGAAGATCGCACTAAGAATATATTAAATTATATCGATATAGATAAAACTCTAGATGAATTTGAAGAATACTTTTATAATACCTTTCTTCCTTATTTTCCAACCGAAACCTTAACTGATAAAAGAGAATTAGTAAAATTCTCTAAGGAATTATATCGTAGAAAATCTACCAGAGATGCATTTAAATTTTTGTTCAGAGTTTTATATAATGAAGAAAGTGATCTTTATAATACTAAAGAAGCTGTACTTATTGCTTCTGATGGAAAATGGGTCCAATCTGTTTATATAGTACTAGATTCTTCTGATAACAGATTCTTATCTTGTAGAAATTTGAAAATTTTTGGAGAAACTTCAAAAACTATTTCGGCTATTCAAAGTGTTCATATCACCTCCAATCAAATACATATAGAAATATCTAATTTGTATAATAGATACATTCCAGGTGAGTACGTAAGAATAGTAGATAATTTTGCTAATGATGTTTATTTTACTTCTACAGGAGAAATAACAGATTCTTCTAATGGTACAATACTAAGAACAAAAATATATTCTTTTTTGTCTGGATTAACTATTGATCCCAATAATAATGGGTTATTGTATGAAGTAGGAGATCCTGTTGTTTTTTATAATGGATTAGATAATCGTTCTACCAAAACATTTCATGGAAAAGGTGTGGTCACTGATGTAACCAAAGGAAAAATCAATTCTGTTACAATACAAACTCCTTCTTATGGGTTTTCTTTATTCCCAAATACTGTTATAGATATAATAGGAAGAGGAGCATCAAATGCTAATGTTATTGTTTCTGGTGTAGATACTTCTAATGTAACTGCTATTAGCATTACTGGCACAGATACTATTAGTAGTTATGGTGGTGTATTTTTAAATGCTGCTGCATATGGATTTACTTATAATCCCTCTGCTAATGCTAATACCGCTATAATAAATGCTTTACAAACTATTCAAGTAAATACTTATCCTATTTCTCAAGTTACTCTTATATCTGAAGGTGAAGGGTATAAAGAAATACCAATCTTAAATGCCAAAAGTTATTATAATAATATTTTATTATCAGATTTTGGTATACTAGCTCCTATACAAATAAATTTCAGTGGATATAATTATTCCAATAATGACATCATCAATATAGTTGGTGGATCTGGATATGGCGCTTATGCAAATGTAAAATCTACAGATTCTAATGGTTCTATTACTTCAGTACAATATATAAAAAATTTTAGTACAGATACATTAGGAGGAATAGGGTATAGCAATGATGACCTTCCTACCACACAAATCATATCTTCTAATAATAAAATAATTTATTCTAATACAACTACTCTTTCTGTGAACGGTTCTCTTGCATTGAATATGCATAGTACCTCTAACATTAAGATTGGTATGTATGTTTCTGGAAATGGAATTCCTTATAATCTTACCTATAATTATTTTACTTCAAATGTAAGAGTATCAGGTGTAGACAGCAACACAAATATCGTTTATTTAAATGCACCATTAAATTCTGAAGTAGAATCAAATTCTATTTACAGATTTGATGGTACAGCTATATTAAATATTCCTACTATAATAGGCGACGGAGAAATTCTAATAGCAAATACCGAACTTTCTGGCGCTATTAATAGTCTAGAAATTCTTGATCAAGGATTTGGTTATATTACCACTCCAGATATATCATTAAAAGTGTTAGATGTTATTGTTTCTATGAACTATGGAGCCTCTAATGCTCCTCCTGTTGGTGCTAAAGTTTATCAAAGTGTATCTGAAAGTGTTGTGAATGATGTTAATTTTATTGGATATGTAGCAGATTATACCTTACTAAGTGGGGCTTTATACACATTAAGATTATACAATTATAACGGACAAATTAATACTACTACTACTATAACTCCTTTGTTTGTAGACATTGCTAATTTAAATAGTAAAGAATATTCTTTCGCTATACAAACGTCTTATAATATAAATGATTTTATAAATGGTGTTAAAATATATGGTAATGGTGCCGCTAAAGCAAATATACAATTTTCTTCTGGTGTAGTACGAAATGAAGGAAAATTCTTAAACACAGATGGATTTTTAAGTTCAGATAAATTATTACAAAGTAATATATATAACGATTTCACTTACTTTATAACTATTGAAAAAGAATTCTCCAAATATAAAGATATTATAAAGAATATATTACATCCTAGTGGTACTCAGGTTATTGGAAGATATTCTATAAAATCTAAATCTCCTATCTTAACAGGAACTCGATCAGCAGTAAATAAAACGATTGAATTAAGCAATTTATTGCAAGATAATGATGTTTATGCAGAATTCATATCTAGTAATATTATACAGATACAAAATAAATCTATATTAACCAGTTTAAGTGCTTTTGTTACCGTTAATACTAATATAGCATTATCTACAGACAAGGATAAGTTTTATTCTGTAATTTCTTCTGTGGATGATAGTAACAATACTATAACACTAACCGATTATAAGTTATTAAATTATTCTAATGTTGCTTATGGTTATACAAATGCTAATAGTATTGTCATAACTTCATTAACAGGAAAATTTGATATTATAAATAATGGTAACTATTCAAATACAAATAATCATTTAGTTGACATAGTTTTTGTTGGAGATACTGTTACTATTGGAGATAATACTAATTTACCAGTAGTAAATGTTGACTATGATATAAATAAATGGATTATTTATTTTGATACAGATTTAATAGCAACAGGAAACGAATCGGTTCCTAGTTTAGTAAATGTGACTAGAACATTCAAAGCTAACAGTATTCTTGTTGATTATACTACTGTTATACCAGATACTTTCTATATTATGTACGACACTGATTATCTAACAACGGAATCGAATGATAAAATCTTTATCATTTAATAAAGGCAACAATAAATGGCTAATTCTAATATAAACCTTGTAAGTATACCTACAGCTAATATATCCAGTAATAACGTAGCATTCCTTTCAGTATTATATAGCAGTAATACCGGAAGAATGATATATCTCAATAACGTATTTACTTATTTTGTAAGCACTCTATCAAATACTAATATTAATTTAAATAATGTTAA